CACATTCTTTACCTTTAAATTTTTCTCTCCAATGTTCTAATTCACAACCAGAGTAAACTAACATATCTCCAGGTTTTAAATCTACCTTAATACCTTTTTTACCTATTTCTCCAGAAGGTTCTAAATAGATTGGCCAATCATCACCACCTAAATTCATAGTCGTAGATATCTCACAGCTAAATCGGTCTTTATGTCTTTTAAGAATATCTCCTTTTTTATATATTCTTGCATAAGTATATGCTGGATATAATTTTAATCCTGTTGCCTGTTCCATAATTGGTTGGCATTTTAACAATAAAGTTTCCATAGCAATATTAGAATATTGACTATAAGTATTTGGAATCTGTTCATCAGCTCCTTCATAATAACCCAATAAAGTTTCATATGGAGAAATATATCTTTGTGCTCTGCAAGTATCATAAACTTGTTTTTGCATACTAAAATAATTTGCAACAAAAGTTGCTAAATCTTTTGAGATTGCCTGACGTATAACTGTATATTTATTTTTCTTAAATGACATCTTTAGCCATCTCTTTAGGCACTGCTTGTATATTCCAATGTATAAATCTAAATGGTTCTACACCATGGTCTACTGCATATTCATGTTCTAAATATCCAGGAAATATAATTAAGGTTCCAGGTTGTACTTTAAAATGAACTAATTCAGTTCCATGAAATATACCTTTATTATTTTTTAATTTTAATTTTGTACTGCGTGCACCTGTCCGTGGTTCGTGAAATATTGGAAAAGATGTTTTATCCGAACATTTTAAAAAATAAAAACCTGATACATGTTGATTCCAATGAATATGTGCAGAATGATGTCCACCACCTTTCTTAGCAAATTCCTGTACCCATAATTCAGAAAACATAGTTGTGTATTGCTGCATATCAAAACCACACCAATCTAAAAATTCCCAAGATTTTAAACCAATATAATTTCTAAAATCTAAAAATTTATTATCATGTACAAGTGGAGTTGAATGATAACTTCTTCCAAAGTCACCATGTTTTTTAATATATTCTTTTTCCCTTTTTTTGGCATCTTTGATATATTGATTAGATGCTTGATTTAAAGATTTAATAAATTCAGGTTTTTGTTCAAGCCATATCGGTGTTTTAAAATATTCTTCTATAATCATTTTATCTAAATGGATATCCAAGGTTCCACATCACCAATGAATATCGTACTCCTTTCGTTACTGGTTTAACTCTATGCCATACAAATGAAGGAAATACAATAATAGAACCTTTAGGTAATATTTCTTTTGCTTGCTTTAAATGTTTAGCTTCTTCTCTCATATGAGGATCATAATTTCTAAAATCAAATTCTAATTCACCCCCTTCATATTCAGAACCATCTGTTAACTGACAAGTCATTGATAGTTTTCTAATTTTACCATGTTCATGAGTATTAGGTTTATTATAAGGTTTATCCCAACCATCACAATGCCAATCATAATATTGATTGAGTTTATATTTTGTAAATTGACATGATTCTGATCTATCCCAATCAAAATTCCAACCAGCTGCTCTATTAGCTTCATGAATGTATGGATGTAATTCTTTATAGATCCATGGATCATCAAGCCATACTAAATCAGAATTTCTTTTTCTTTTCATATCTCTGATTTGATCTTTAGTAAGTTCTTTATCTTCATATCCACCAGTCCTAGCTAAAGATTCAGTATGTGATAAGCCATATTTAATAATATCATCACATAGTTTTGGTGGTATTGCTGAAGTAAAATACCAATAATAATTAGATATATTCATAAGTAATTGTCTGTATAAAATTCAATGAATCTTTCTGATTGTTTGAAATCACATACATATTTGTTGATGGAAACATAATGAACATGTTATCTTTTAATTCTATATCCCAAGATCTTCCTTTTCTTCTATTGTCATCATAGAATATTCGCACCATACATTTATTAGTTTTAACACCATATAATAAAGTGTAATCAGGTGAATTTCGTAAATCTACTGGATCAATATTTAATAGGGGTTGTGATATTTGATTAGGTTTATAAATATCTCCCCAAGTATTTTTATTAACTAATTGAAAATTATATTCTAAATTTACATGTTCTCTCATGTAAGTATTTAACATGTCCCAAGTTCTTGAAAATGGAAACTCTGAATCTATAAATGTTGATTGTAAAATATCGCCCGATAATTTATCTCTATCTATTTCAAAACCTTTCGGCATTGAAACATCACCAAAATATAAAGCCTGCTCTGTTAAAACTTTCTTCTGCATACCACCACCAGATATATATTAAGCTAATCTATTTGTCAAACTCCAACCAGTTGTATTATCAGCTTGATATGCATCTTCATCCCAATGATATTCCCACCAATGAGTATTTGCTGCGTTTTGATCTTGTTGTTCTTGAGTCAAAGCAGGTGCATCACCAATTGGTGATTGCCATCTAGCTTCTGAATTATTTTTTACCCATGAAGCGTATGGTTTTTTAGGCCAAAAAATTTGATCATCTTCATCCCAAGTATAACCAATTCCTGCATAGTTTCCTCTAAAAGGTGTACCACCGTTTTTATGTTGATTACCTGAAGTGTTGTATGAAGTTTGAATCCACATTTGTGCAGGCCAATTATTATGTAGTTCTAAATATTGTTGACCTACTGCTTCGTCTTCAACTCCGTCAGCATTGAGCATATCTTTATTATCAAGTGTTAATACTTGAATAACTTTTCCGTTTGCTCCTAGTTTTGCGAAATGTGCCATAATATTCTCCTTATATATTATATTTTAATTTAAGTAAATACATTAATCTTATTGATATTTGTATCTAATAATAACTATTCCTGAACCACCAGAACCACTTTGACCACCTACTTGACCACCTCCACCAGAGCCTCCACCACTATTTGCTGGTGAAGAACTAGAAGTGCTTGATCCTACACCAGGTGTTCCACCACCTGATCCACCTGTACCAACTGTTTGTCCTATACCTGTGTGAGCACCACCTCCACCTCCTCCAGCTCTTGTAACTGGACTTGTATTAATAGAACTTGTTACTCCGTTTCCTCCAGGTCCAGCTTGTGATCCAGAACCTGTTGTACCCGCTGCTCCTGCTCCACCTCCACCAGAAGATGGGCTAGCACCTGGAGCACCTCCACCATCATTACCTTGAGGGGGACTTACTGGTGGTGTATTACCTGAACCTTTATTAGAACCACAAGGTGCTAGTGTAGGAAAACTTGGAGCACAACCATCTGTAACTCCACCTCCACCACCTGAACCTCCTGGTAGACCTGGTCCTGGTACATACCTAGAACCTCCACCTCCACCACCAGTGGAAGTGATAGTACTAAAAACTGAATTGGATCCTTGATTACCTGGTGAACATGAAGCCCCGCTACCAGCAGCTCCACCACCAACTGTTATTGGATAAGCTTGTGCTGGAACTGGAACTCCTGTTGGAGATCTTAAAGGAGATCCTGTATAAGAATCATTTAAACCTAAGCCTTCTCTATATCCACCAGCTCCTCCGCCACCGCCTATGTTGTAACCACCAGAACCACCACCTGCTAAAACTAAATAAGAAACAGTATTTGAACCTGCTGCATTACCTGCACAAGTAACTGTAAAAGTTCCTGGTCCTGTAAAGGTGTGAATTTTATAGTCACCACAAGTAGTAATAGTTCCACCTGTAGCTGTAACAAATTTTATATTTTGTTGAATATCACTTGCTCTTGCAGCATCAATTAAAAGCCATCCTTTAGTTGCATCAACATAAACTAATAAAATAGATGTACCTTCAACATTAATATCAAAATCATTTGCAGTTCCTTGAATGTTTGAACCATTTCTACCAATCGTAATATTATTTGTATCTGCAGTATTAGCGTAATCAGAAATACCAACCGTATCTCCCGCAGTTGGGGATGAAGGTAAAGTCACAGTTATTGCTCCTGAAGTAGTATTTACGAAATATCCGTTTCCCGCAACTGCAGTAAAGCCAGCTGTTTTTGCAGTTGTATCCCAAGTTATGGCACCTATATTTTTAAAAGTGCCTTCATCTATTAAAGTTGTTCCACATGAATTTATACCCATAAGTTACCTACTGGTATTTATATCTAATTATAACAATTCCTGAACCACCTGTGCCACCAAGAGGTCCACCTGGACTTGAACCACCTACTCCACCACCACCACCACCACCAGTGTTAACTGTTCCGTTTCCACCAGGTGTTATAGACGGTACGTTTGCTACGCCTGCTCCGCCGCCGCCAGTTCCACCAGCTCCTCCTGCATAAGCAGGATTAGGACCTTCTTCAGCTCCACCACCTCCACCACCACCTCTCGCTACTGAAGATCCTGTGATTGAAGTTGATACACCATTACCACCTGCTGCACCTACACCAGGACCAGGAGGAGAATTTCCTGCTACTCCTGCTCCACCACCACCTGCTCCACCAGGAGCGTTTGAAGGTCCACCATTATTTCCTTGTGGAGGACTAACTGGGGGAGTATTACCTGAACCACCAGGAGCTGTAAGTTGACCTACTCCACCACCTCCAGAACCACCATTTTGACCATTACCTGGAGGACCTGAAGGTAAATTATAACCACCACCTCCACCACCTCCTGTTGATGTTATTGTTGAAAAAATTGAATTATTTCCATTACCACCTACTGATGGATTGCCATGTGAATATCCAGCTCCAGCAGGACCTCCGCCTCCTACTGTAATTGGATAAGCTGTTGCTGTAACAGGTAAAGCACTAACACACGCTCCTAAAGGAGAAGTTGAGTAACAACCAGAAGCTGTTCCTGATGATTCTCTGTAACCTCCAGCACCACCTCCTCCTCCGTGACCACCTCCACCACCACCACCACCAGCAACTACCATATAATCTACTGTATTTGATCCAGTTGGGCTTCCTCCACAAGTAACTGTAAAAGTTCCAGGGCCAGTAAAAGTATGAATTTTGTAATCTCCACAACAAGTTACTGTTCCACCTGTTGCTGTAACAAACAGTGGACCTACAATATCAGAAGCTTGAGATGCAGATGTAACTTTCCATCCTTGTGTTCCGTCTACATAAACTAATACCACTGATCTTCCTTCAGTATTAATCACATAATCATTTGCTGTTCCTTGAATATTTGAACCGTTTCTACCTATAGTAATATTATTAGTGTCAGCAGTGTTTGCATAATCTTTTATACCAACAATAGCTCCTGCAGCTGGTGAACTTGGAAGTGTTACTGTAATTGCTCCAGATGTTGTATTTACAAAATAACCATTACCACTTACAGCAGTAAACCCTGCAGTTTTAGCTGTAGTGTCCCAAGTGACCGCTCCAATATTTTGAAAAACTCCTTGGTCTAACATTGTAGTTCCGCAC